ATGGAAAATGAGATGTCAAAGATTCCTTTTTGGTCCCCAAAGTCTTTGGTGAGGTTATCGACTTTAATGACAACATTTTCGTTCATTACTTAAGCCCTCCAAATTCTTTGCCATCTTGATAAAACTTTAAGAAATAATCTTCTAATGTTTCTTGCTTATTCGTAAACTCCGCAATTTTATATCCCGTTAATTCCTTAACGACTTGGTCAATATCATCGTCATGGGTGGAGATAAAAAGTTCTAAGGTTGCCCGATGTCCTTTGATGATATCGATAAAGGGTTTGAATTTCGCCATTTCCGTAAACTTGAGATAGTTTTCGATATCTTCAAAGCGGAGACGATAAAACTTGTGTTTGTTGTGTTTTAAGTCATTGGCGACAAATGTATCAATAATTTTTCCTTCTTTAATAATACTGATGCGATCGCATGTTTGATCGACTTCATTAAAGATATGACTTGATAAAAGAATCGTTTTCCCTCTTTCTTTTTCTTTCTTAATGAAATCAATAAAGACATCTTGCATAATCGGGTCAAGACCCGAAGTTGGTTCATCGAGAATTAAAATATCAGGATCCGACATAAACGCCGTCACAATTGCGAGTTTTCGTTTGGTTCCTAAAGACATTTGTTTGGTGCTCGATTTTAATAGGCGGGCATCAAGTTTAAATAAATCGCAAAGCATGGTGAGCCGTTCAGGGTCGCGTTTACCGACGAGATCTTCCGTCATCTTAATGAGTTCAAAGCCAGTAAGACCAGCGGGAAAGGCGAGTTCACCGGGAATATACCCCACATGCTTTAGTATTTCGGCGTAGTGTGTAAACGTATCTTTATTTAAGATTTTTGCTTCGCCCTTTTCAGCCTTCGAAAACCCCATCAAGTGACGGATGGTGGTGGTTTTCCCCGCCCCATTCGGGCCTAAAAACCCAAAGGTTTCACCTTTTTGAATGGAAAACGAGACATCGAAAACGCCACGCCCAAATCCGTAATCTTTTGTAAGGTTTATAACTTCAATAATTCGATTCAAAATGTGCCTCCTTGATTGATAAGCGACTATAGTCCAAATATAGACTAAAGTATTGTTTTAATAATTAATTCATTATATAATTGGTTATATCACCTGTCAACAAACGTTTTGCGCTGAAAGTTCATTTATGGACACATCGGGGAATGGAGTAGTGTAATGATTATAAAAAATGAGAAAAAATATCGTAACTACGAGAAAACGGACGTCGCCATCAAAGAAGCGTTAGTGAAACTTTGCATGCAAAAAAACTCAATCAAAAAAGTGACCGTCAAGGAACTTTGCGAAGAGGCAAACATTTCTAAAAGTACGTTTTATCTTCATTATCCTGATATTGATTATATTTTTGAATCAGTAGGAATTAAGTTTCTTTTAACCTTTAGAAATATGTTTGACGAATTAGTGCAAAATAAAACAAACGACTTTCTTACGTTTATCCAACGCCTTATTGATTATGTTAAGGGATCAAGCGATATCATCAAGATCGGTTTAACCTTTGGTCAACCTTATGATTATTACGTCAGTGGCATTAAAGATCAGTTAGAACAAGCGATTTCTAACTCACACCATCTTAAAAACGCTAAATTTGGCAAACAACAACTTCTGATTGAAGTCAAAATCGTCGCCTCTGGCATCATTGATTTCATTATTGAACTCCTCCGTAGCAAACAACCGAATGAACTAGATAAAAATGTTGTTTTCATTAACGAGTTCTTGAGTCGCTGGATTTCAAGCTTTGAAATCACAAAATAAGCCCTAAGAAGATCAATACTCTTAATATTTTAATTAATACTGAAAAAAAGATACTTCGTCTCGTCTATTTTAAAACTAATTCTTCCAGCAGTTCAAAACTCGGATTAAGAATGTACACCTTATCGTAATTCTTTCCGTCTTTAATATATTTATGTAATGCGTAAGCAAATAGTTGCGCTCCGTGAACTGATACCAAAATGAATTGATACCTAAATGGATTTTTTTACGTAAAAAAAGCCCATAATGGGCTAATTAACATGTATTTTGGTGTTTTTTTGTAACCAATATAAGATTATTGTGTGTGCAAATACCCATATTGATGTAATGTGCGTACAACCCTTAAAAAATGCGTACACCTGTTTTGGTGATTTAAATAATTATTCCCACGCTACTCTTGTAAGAAAACAAATCTCTTTTGGCATTCGGCTACAATTTTAGTAACCAGTTGATTCATCGAGATTGCTTTATCTGCCATTGAATCAAGACTGCAGCAAATATAATCTTTACAAAGAAGGAATCTCTAAATTTATCTACGACAATATTGGTTTGAAATATCTTGAGTAGTAGCTCTTTCAGCTTCAATACTTCGAATTCCCGTAGTTAGGAAAAGAACAGCGAGGGCATAATCTCGCTTCCCAATCTCGTTTACAGCTTTCTTCTTGGCTTTGTTAAGTAGTTTGATCGAGTCTTTGACGGAAAGCGGCATTCTCTTAAATGTCGTTTCCACTTTGCATCCCCGGACTTGATAACTAATGTCATCGTAAACACCTATAAATTTTAGATGTTTGAAGAATCCACGTAGTACAACGATGTATTTTTGCACCGATGCACTTCCGAGATGCTTGAGACTAAACTCTTTAAAAGCGAGTAAGTCATTCCTTGTTGGCTCAAGAACGTGTCGCTTCTCTAGAAACTTAGCAAAGCTATTAAGGATATTTTTGTATCCGATTTTGGTGTTTTCTTTTAAGTCTATGTAACTTAAGTAATTGGCAATTTCGTCATTAATATTCATATTTATCAATCTCGTTTCTGCCAACTAGGTACCATGGTTCTCTCGTGTACCCGAGTTCTATTCGACGTCTTTGGTATTCCGCTTCACGCACGACGAGCTCCTCGACGCTCACTTTTAGTTCTTTTGCTAGCCGAACATAAAGCAAGGCACTCATACGATGTCCTCTTTCGCCAGATTCGAGTTGATAATAGTTTTTCTTATCGAAATAAATACGGTCCGCTAAAATGTCAGTTGTTAGTCCGGCTTTGTACTTTAAATCAATAAGATACGTGCGCATCAAAGCTCTCTTCTTGTTCTGATGGGGTGCATCTTTGTTTCTGATTTCTTTCATTCATCTCTCCTTTTGCACTAATTCTACCGAGAGGTTTTAAACGAAAAATTACGAAACAAGTATTTAATTTCCTTGTAATATTGAATAAGACATATTGACATTTATTCGGTATTTATCCGTTTGCCTATGCTATAATCAATTTGTAGGTATATTATTAGATATTACACTAAAAGGAATAAAAATATGGAAAGAAATGATGAATATGGTGCCAATTTGCTTAAAATTATTGGCGAAAGACTGAAATATCTTCGTAAGCACTATGCTGTTCAAGTGGAGCGTCTCACTGAAGCTTTGGGTGTATCCCGTAATCAGTACTATCTCTATGAACAAGGAGTGAGTTCAATCAGCGTTGTTGGTTTAAAGCGGTTGGCCGATTTTTATCATGTTAGTTTGGAGTTATTGACAAATAATCATCTACCCGAGTTAGGGCGCTCGACCTTCTTCCACTGCTATGCCGCCGATGATCTCGATGAGTTAGTTAAGACCAAAGAGGTATTCATCTCTAATCACAATGACTCACTGCTCATGATCAAAGCCAAGGATAGGTTCATGCTCTTTGAGACGATGCAAAACTGCCCAACCATTAACGGCGTTTATTTCTTTGAACATAACGGTGCCAAGAAAGTGGCTGAGTTATTATTTGTCGGTGATCCGTCAGATAAAAACGGAATCGTCCTTGTTTTGTTTAATAAGGACAATCCAGTCAGCATGAAACGAAAGGATCTCTTCATACTAGCTCGCCATGTCGGCGACTATGTCGAGACCATTCCTGGACGCTTTATTGAACAGTAGTCTTCAGTTTGACCCTCTTATTACGCACGTACATAAAATAGAATGAACCTGGCTCAAGATTAAATAAGTCATTCCTTGTTCTTAAAAGGAGCAAAGAATGAATCCAGATGTTCAACACAAACTAATTCGACATGCTTTAACCCTTCTTTTTGTGAAGGGTTTTTTAAGTATTGAAGAATATCTTCAAATGCGCGATTTCATTATCGGTAATCAAATATTTAAGTTATAAAACAAACAAGCGAGTAATACTACTCGTTTACGAAAGGAGTAATTCAAGACATGACGAAAACTATTGAGGTGATTATGCCGCATAAAATCGACACTTCACTTACAAAAACTAACAAAACAAAATTGCGGGTTGCGGCTTATGCACGTGTATCCACTGATGAAGATGATCAAGTAAATTCATTCAAGTCTCAAATCGATGAATACACCGAACGCATTACCTCTAATCCCGATTGGGATTTTATCGGTATGTTTGCGGACAAAGGCATCACTGGTACGCAGACCAAGAAACGGCCAGAGTTCATGCGAATGGTTGAGTTAGGAATGGAACGCAAAATTGACTTAATTCTAGTTAAGTCCATTTCTCGTTTTGCACGTAATACAGTCGACGTTCTCACGACCGTTAGAGAGTTAAGAAACCGGGGATGCATCATTTTCTTTGAAAAGGAAAACATCCGTAGCGATGATACCAAGATTGACTTCGTTCTTACGGTTCTATCAAGTGTTGCCCAAGAAGAGAGTCGCTCGATATCGACCAACGTTAAATGGAGCATCGAAAAGAAATTCAAGAACGGCATCGCCCACGTAACTAGGATTTATGGTTATCGCAAGGGTGAAAATGGAGAGTTGGTTATTGAAGAAAGCGAGGCCACTATTGTTCGCCTCATCTTCTCTTTGTTTATCGAAGGCTATAACATCAATGACATTGTCAAAATTCTCAATGACCGAAAAATACCAACGCTTAAAGGTAAATCGTGGCTATACTCCACGGTTCGTGGACTTCTTAGTAATGAGAAATATATGGGTGATGCCATATTACAGAAGACTTGTACCGTTGACTATCTAACGCACAAGCAAGTCAAGAACGATAATATCGAACCGAAGTATTATGTGACAAATCATCATGAAGGCATCATCAAAAGGGACGAATACGAAACCGTCCAATCAATGCTTAAGACTCGTCGTCCAAATCAAATAACAAAGTATGCTTTAACTAACATCACCTACTGCAGTAAGTGCCATCGTAAGCTTCACCGCCATCTCATCAATCACAATCGGCCAAGTGAATATGTTGTTTTAAATTGTAACCACAACCCGACTGTGTCTATCGATTGTACATATCCTCGTATTTCATATGATCTAGTACTAGGTGCCGTTAAGGATTCTATCCATGAGTTACTTAATCACAAAGATGTTCTAGATGAACTTAAATCGATGCTTTTATCAGTATCTGAACATGATGATACTTCATCTTTGCATAGCAAACGCCTTCGTCTAAATGCGTTAATCGCCGCCAAAGCAAATGGGCTCAATGAAAAAATCATTTCTGAAGAAAAGGCACTGCGAAAAGAAATTGAGAAGTTAGAAAATAGAGTCAGTTTTTCGGTTCGTAGCAACAATCTTTTGCAAGTGATTGATTCAGTCATTTCCGACCAAGATTTCGTTAATGATTTCTTATTAATAAAATCATTTTACAAGTTGGTGATTGTTAGTCCAGAAGAGCTGGTTTTCGTTATATCTGGTAGCAAGGATACCGAAGAGCTGTCTTCTTGCATTGATGAGTTGAGCATTATCCCCTCGTTGTTTTCGAAGTTGTACATCGATTACGATCTGCAAAAAGGTATTAAGTATCGGGTGGTTTATCATGTCTAGTGTCAGTGTCATCCCAGTTGATATTGGGTCTGTTGTTCGCAAAGTGAGAGTCGCTATTTACGCTCGGGTTTCCACGAATAATGAGGAGCAAGAAACGAGTTACGAACTCCAAGTTAACGAACTTATTAAGTCGATTGAGGCAAATCCAAACTATGAGCTCACCTGCGTCTTTGCCGATAAAGAAAGCGGCATGGACACAAAGAATCGTCCTTCGTTTAATAACATGATGGAACTGGCTCGTAAGGGCGGCATTGATCTCATCTATACTAAGTCTGTGTCTAGGTTTGGGCGCAACGCCATTGAGGTTCCGGAAATTATCCGAGAGCTTCGGAGTCTAGGCGTTAGCGTTTTCTTTGAAAAGGAAAACATCTCCACTCGTGACTTTGCCGATGAGTTTCTTCTTAACATTCTTTCGGGGGTTGCCGAGGAAGAATCACGGCAAATCTCAAGTAATCTTCGGTGGACCTTCAAGAAAAAAATGAGCAAGGGGCTAAATACTACAGTACGAATTTATGGGTATAAGATCATTGATGGTAATTTCATCATCGTTCCTGAAAAAGCGAGGATTGTTAAGCAAATATACGATTGGTACATTGAAAAGGTTTCCTATGCACGGATGATTCATCTACTGCACGAGCTTGGTATTAAGTCACCACAAGGCAATGAGTTCTGGTCGCATAGCGTCTTAGAAAGCATTTTACTTAACGAAAAGTATTGTGGCGATGCACTGCTTGGTCGAGGTCGGGAACTTGCAAGAACTAACAAATGTCTTTTCTATGATGAACCTACTAAATATCTAGTTCGCAACAACCACGAGGGTATCATCTCTCGTGATGTATTTGACTTTGTTCAAGCCGAACGAAAGAAGCGTACGAAGTATCGCCGCACCAATGTTAGTCAGTCATTAAAACCAGAATCAAAATTCTTTTATTCGATGGACGTCGATAAGCACTTTGTTTACAAGGTAGAGCGTCCAAAAGGCAAATACAATATTCCAGTCCTTCTATGTGTTAAAAATGACTTTCGGAAAATGTTTCAATATAAGTATGTTGTTGAGGGTATTTCATTAGCTTGTAATCATTTGCTTAAGAACTTTAAATCAATAACCAACTACTACAGTGCAACCAAAACGAACACGCTTGAATCCATTCAAAACGAGCTGACCGTGCTTAATCAAGAACTCGACAGGACAATCGATGCAGATGTGAAATTAAACATCTACAATCGCATATCTGCGCTAAAGAATAATCAGCTAACCTTTGAGAGCATTGAAGACACCCTTCGTAAACTGAAACTCTCGCTACTCGCATTGAGCGATGGTTACGATATCGAAATCGTAAAGACCATCTTCTCCCAAGTCTATGTTAAGGATAATCATTTCTATTTAATCTTTAACCCGACAAACTCACCAATTGATCTATCCAACGACATAAATATTCTTCTTAGTGTAAAAGTGTCTTCAATCGTGAATTACAAAACAACAGAACTCGAATTTTCTATTGTATTAGTGTAGGTTCGCTATCTTACAATCAGCAACTCAAGGCCTCGAAAAAGTCGGTTCGCTATCTTACAATGAAAAATAATCGATTTTGACAAAACCCCTCGAACTGAGCATTAGCTAATCGAATTCATAATCAAAATTAACAAAAAACGACCAATTTGGAGAGTTCCGATAGGGATTACCCAAAACGCTAGAAAAATAGCGTAGTTATCGAATTAGGTAGCTACGCTTTTTCATTTGTCTAGCTTTATTCCCTCTAGACCATTAAATATTACATCAATTCTTTGTTGTCTTTTACCATCGATTTTTTCAACTTTATACACAAGCACTTTACTAACTAGTTCTCGCAATACTTCACAATCTAAGGTTTCTATGTGGGTATATTTTTTAACCGCAGTAACAAATGATTCAACATTAACTAGTTTGTTAGTTTCTTCATTAATATAGATGTCTAGATCTTTAATTTTGCTTGTTAAATCAGCTTGCTCGATTTCATAATTTACAGAGAGTTTGCTAAATCTATCATCGGATATTTTACCTTCAATGTTATCTTCATATAAGTGTTGAATGATTGAATCTAGTTTATTTATTCTAGCCATTGCAATCTCATATTCTTTTTTAGCTTCTTTTAGTTTTCTATTTGTGTTTTCCTTTGTTTGTTTAGTAACAAGTTCAACAAACTCACTCTCTGAATTATGTACTAAATTGATCATATCGTTGATTCTTTGCAAGATTAACTTTTCCAATACTATATTTCTAATTTGATGTGATGAGCAGGTTTGTTTAGACTTTTTTCTATATGAAGCACAAACCATATAATGCTTATCATATGTCCAACCATTACCACGAACTTGGTAAAGTTTAGCACCACAATCGGCACAATATACCATTCCAGAAAGAAGTGGCATTTCCCCAAGATTAGTTCGAGTTCTATGATTTTCTCTAATATGCTGTACAATATCAAAAGTTTCTTTGTCTATAATTGTCTCATGTGTATTTTCAAATACTTTCCATTTTTCAGGTGGGTTATAGTAGGTTTTGTGATTCTTGAAAGACTTTTTATATGTTCTAAAATTAATAGTTTTACCTAAATATTCTTGTTTAGATAAAATATCGCTAATAGTTTTAGGATTCCAAAAGTATGGAGCACTATCTTTGGATGCACGAGCAGAACTTTTTAATCCTAACTTTTCCATATGAGCGACAGGTGAGTCTGTTTTTTCTTCTGTTAGTTTATCTGCAATCTGTGATGGACCATAACCTTTAACACATAATTCAAATATTCTTTTAACAACAAGTGATGCTTCTTCATCAACAATCCACTTGTTTTTATCTTCTTTATCTTTTAAATACCCATAAGGTGGAACAGTTGTTAATGGCTTACCAGATTCACCTTTGGCTTTTACAACAGCTCGTATTTTTCTTGATGTGTCTTTGGCGTAATATTCATTGAAAATATTTATAAATGGAGTCATATCATTTTCTGTTCCATTAATACTATCAACACCATTATTGATTGCGATAAACCTTATATCATTGTTAGGAAAAACCATCTCAGTATAAATACCAACTTGAAGATAATCTCTACCAAGACGGCTCATATCCTTAACAATAATAGTTCCTATAAGACCATCATCTATTTTAGCATTTAATCTTTGCCAATCTGGTCTATTAAAATTAGTTCCTGAATATCCATCATCAACAAAGAACTCTAAATTTTTGAAACTATTATCCTCAGCGTACTTTTTTAACATTTCCTTTTGATGAATAATTGAGTTACTATCACCTTGAAGTTCATCATCACGAGAAAGACGACAATAAAGTGCAGTAATCTTTTCATTATTTAGTTGTAACATTTACATCGTCCTCCTCGTTAGATTTCCTTTCCATCTTTACCAAGTACTTTTATGGAATCAATAGTGTCATTTTCAAATAACTCAATCACATAAGCAATTGCTTTATTTAATGACCAGTGTAGTGATTCTTGATAATACTTAAGCAAGAATTCAATACCAGAATAACTGGTGTTCGTTTGTTTACAAATTTCTTTTAAATCTTCTAATGTTTTACCCATTTTGATACCTCCTTTAGGTGTGTATATATATCACTCTAAAGGGTATTTATATCAAGTCATTAGGCGGATGTTTTTTGTTTATTTTCCTTACTTTCAAGATTGTTTAGTATTAGTTTCTTAATCTTGTTTTTAATAACTTTTATATCATCTTTTGAGGGTATAATGGAACGAACAATGTATGTAGTACCATTTATAACAGTAGAAGTTTCATATATTAAACATTCATCCATAGTCTATTGCACAAACCCAACTGGGAAGCGTTACACTCCCCAGAAAGGCCCGAAATACGGCTTACTGTGCGTTTATTCCTCCTTGTTGATAACTAATACCTTTACGGCATTTGACCTCACAAGCTTTGAATCTAAGCGTTCATTTGCAATGTAGCCAATGTCATTCGTTTCAGCATATCTTTCATTTAACACACTAACAGCAAGTGGTTTTCTAATGATCATCCAGAAATAAGTTAAGTTTCCGAAGATAATAGGTTTTTCGGCATCTTCCATATAAGGGCTGATGACAACTTCTTTACCAAAGATAGTATTGTTAGAATGATTCCATAAGGGATTGCCATCAGCGTCTTTAAGTTTTCTAAGAGTCATAGCTGTTTCATCACTCATAATAAAGATAGCGTTAGTTCTATATTCCTTTTGGACACTGAAATATAAATCTACTACCTTATCATAAGTAAGTTCAGTGGAAGTTGCTCCAGTTTGAGCAGTGTTTAGAAGTCCAAGTGGCTCATTGATACCAGTACCATTAAGGCAGATATCTTCTTCAGCCTTACCAAAACGTCTAGCAAATTCACCTGATAAATATGCTTTTACATCAAAGTTTCTATCATAGATAAACCAAGTCTTGATTTTAGTAAGTGATCCAATCTTATATGAACTGAATCTTGCTTCACTAAATTCATCATTCTGTTCTGGATAATTTCCATTTTCAGGAATGATTGTAGCTTTAGTATTAGATACCGTTGCAACGATAGTACCGCCATTCTTGAAGCAGTTAAGTACTGTTGCATGCTTTCTAAATAAGTTGTCTTTCTTTAAGATTTCATCCTCAATAGGAAATATAAATGAATTTGCTTCTGAGCTTCCTTCTTGAAGAAGTGAAAAGTCTTCAGGTTTTGCACTAGCTCTTAACATATTGTCTAATGCCTTTAAATAATAATGATTGATTTTCATAATTTGTTAATCTCCTTTAATTGTTTTCTTTTCTGCAACGAATGCAGGTGTATACAGTGACTTCATTATCACCAGTAATTGTTGTTGGACTCATTGGCTCTCCACAATATGGACATTTGATATCATTGTTTTTGATTTTATCCATTGCTTTAGAGTGAAGAATGAACTGAGCCTTACTTACTTCAAATATATAGTGTTTGAACTTGTCTTTAATTGCTTTACTAGTGAGTGATGGAAATATTGGTGTGAATTCATTATCATCACTTTCAACTAGTGGATAGAACTTAGGATTAAAATTACTCATTCTTAAGTACCTCCGCATAACCAGCAAATCTTTCTTTGACAAAAGTTTCAGCACTTTCTAAATCTTCAAAGAATGTCTCACTTAAGCCATATGTAACTCTATAAGGCATTTCTTTTCTTGCTTTGCTTTTACAAATACCAACTAGTCCTTTGTCACTAGTCTTATAAAGCTTGATGCATTTATATTTGTTATCTGAAAAGCGTCTTAAATCGTTTTTATATAAGTGGTTGTCTCCACCATAAGTAACATGTAATTTCATGATTTGTTAGCTCCTATAATTATTTTTTGATTTGAGGGCTATACCCCCTTTGATTACGCTATTTTTTCGCGTGAAACCCCACGTCGGTGTCTAAATCAATAGTCGTAGAGATTAAGACCGCCATAGGGTAGTTTTGTCAATATTGTCAGACCATATCATGCGTGTTTATCTTTAAAAGTGTGTTCAACAATATATTTAGTAATAAATAAATATAGTTAAAAATGCTTCTATATTGACACACCGACAATATTGACAAAAGTCTATCTACCTAAGGAGGCTCCCCATCATCCATATAGATTTTAGGGTTTACAAGGTAAGTTTCGCTTCTAGGACGTCCTGCAACATATGTTTGTTGCTTTTCCTTAAGGTAACCGTAGTCAGCGAGCATTGACAAAACTGATGTAATCCTATCTTTCTTACCAATCTTACTGGTAATACGAGCTATGATTCGTGCATTGACTTCAGTTAACTCTGGTTTATGTTCCTTCATAACTTTAATAAGAGTCTTTGCATCTTTAGTTTTCTGATCTACACCTAGAAGGTTAAAAGCACACTCTGCATGTTCTAGAAAGTACTCGCCAACCTTTATTGCATTGGCCATATCATCCTTTTGAACTATCCATACAGCACTATCATCCGTTGATGGCTTACATCCTAAGAACTCGTCATATTTGATACCTCTAGCACGAGTAATAATCGCAGAGAATCTTAGAATATTACCGAGTAGCTTTCCAGCCCACGAACCAATTTCTTTTAAATCCGTAGCAAGCCTTACTTCAAACTTGTTGTGATATTCTTCAAGCAAACTAGTGGCTTCATCGGATAAATGAATATAGGTGGTAGCTTGTCCACTTTCATTTAAGATGTCATTAACAAGTGATATAAATGCTTGTTTAGATTCATATTTGATTGGCTCAGTATTAAACTTACGACTACCAACTAGTGACTTAGGAATCGAGTAAAGAAATCTGGCTGTCAGACCTCTACCTTCAAAAGTAGAATTGGTAATGAAGTTCTCTAGCACTTTAGGTTGAACTGTTAGGAGTATGGTAAGTCTGGGATTTGGTATGTATAATGAATCACGACCGATTCTATCCACCTTAAGTGAATCACCAGAATAGCCTTTTAAGTAAATATCCAAATTGACTAGTTTTGAGTAAAGACCAGAAATGATATCGACCATTCCACCTTCACTTGAAACAATGGATATACAACCATTTTGAGTATTCATGTTTTCAGCAATAGACTCGGTTGTAACATCATCAAGAGTAAGGTTCAACGAATTGAGTAGTTTGAAGTTAACTAGTTTATCAACTACAGCTTCATAATCTTCCTGAGTAGCTTTATTATTTTCTAAGTCTTTAAGTATCTTGGCTTTATGATTCTTCAAGCGATTATATTCATCATGATTCTTTTGTAATTCAGTTTGATGGCTATTGTTGTAATTGGCTTCAAAAGCGTGAATCACTTTAACCATTTGATTTAGAACAGCTGATTTTCTATCACTAGGCTCAGCAACAATCATTACATAAAGAGATAACTGTTCTTCCCAGTCTGTTTTTCCAACAACCTTATAATTCTTTTGCATAGCTAGAGCTAAGATAGCCAAAGCGGATACAAAAGCCATATCAGGAGGTGTTTGTGTACTTTCAGCTACTTCTAGGCAATAATCTCTTGCTGCAGGGGCTAAAACATTTATTGGAAAGCTTGGAAGAACTACATCTGGTAAAGGTATAATCTCATCGAAGGACTCCTTACCATAATCTTCAGGTTTCAGATAATCAGGTTGTTTTTGTATTTCACCATAATATTTAAGAGCTTGTTTCCAAATAGTGTTTAATTCACTAGTCGATAAAGGTGGATTACATCTTTTAGCATTCTTGCGATAAAGTTCTCTAGTCGCTTCAGAATTGCCATCTCTTTTAAGAATAGAAACTGCTATCTTTAGCATTGATGAATTGCGAGAGCCTTCTAGTATTGAATCATCAGATAAGCAATCAATAGACTTTTCTTTATTAAGTAAGTATTCATCTAGCGTTTTTGTGCCTTCGTGAATGATAATCTCAGGATTATGGGTTCCAAACATAAATCTTCCTGCATCAAGTGCATTCTTATCTACATAAGGATAGAACTCATAAAACTTTAGCTTTAAATCCCGAACTGCATCCGCACTAGTTAAAGGATTAGAAATAAATATGATATGGAACTTTGGTCGAGGTTTACGACCTTTTTTCTCTTTCAAATTGTTTCTAGAGAAGTGAATGATATAACTCAGCTCATTAAACTCTTTAGCTATGACATCAGGTGTAATCCATTCGGACTCAACTTCCGTATGATCATTATCTATATCAAAAGCTATAGTGCTAGTACTTTGAAAAGTATCAATGCTCCTATAATTATCTGTATATTTCGCACATACATAATCATGAGAGAATGCTTCCTTAGCACTAGTCTCATCTTTAACGATAAACTTATTTGGATATAAGCAATTTTGTGGATTGTTAATGTAATTGGATGAATAGATTTCAAATTTCATATTTCTTTCCTCGTTTGTTTTCATGCAAAATTCTTATGCCTCCTTAAATTGTTTTTATTTCATCTACTGGCCAGTAAGTTGAAACCATCTATAAAGTTCTTTAGGGACTGCTTTATAAAGTCCTTGTTTCTTCCTTCTAAAGGTCAAATGGGATATTTGTTTGACTCCTGCCAAAAAAATCTTAAAATATTTTTTTCTCACTCTTTACCTGAAGAATAATTAGCATCTTCAATAGTCAAATGGGAAGGCGAGAGAAATTTGCCAAATGATTTTGAAATTCTTTATCTCTTTCGATAAATAGATGAGCATTTATCTCAAAAAAAGGAGTTTTTTTCAAATGTTGATAAAAATAAAAAAGTCCCCACCGAATTGGTAGAGACAAGTTTGAGAAAATTAATATACTTTTCCTGTTTTTTTGGTATTTATATAGTAAAATTGAGAAAAAAGTGTTATAATGATTACAAGTTATTTACAAGAAAAGGATGAACGAATATGAACTATAAAAGATTAGTTAAAGAACTACGTGAAAAGCTAATTATCACACAAGAGGAATTAGCTCAGCTTTTAGGTGTTTCATTTGCTTCTATTAACAGATGGGAAACAGGTAAACATGAACCAACAACAAAAATTAGAAGAAAAATTGTTCAGCTTTGTAAAGAAAATAATATTGATTTGGAGGGGAAAGAATAATGTTACATTTTAATGAGGATACAAGAGTTAAATTTCCTGCAACCATTCAATTTTTAAGATTGGGCTATGAATATCAATCACTTAAAGGTGCTCGGATCGATTTTGACACAAAGATATTTATAGATAGATTTAAAACTTCCTTAGAAAGAATCAATAAAAGAGAAATTCAAAATGATGAATTGTTCGCTCTTTTGGCTGAGATTAATACTCTAATTAAAAATAATGACTTAGGTAAAGAGTTTTATAAAAGATTACTTTCTTCTGAACATCCAATTAGAGTAATTGATCTAGATGATTATAGTAATAATGACTTTGCCGTTGTCAATGAATTGCCTTTCAGTGTTAAAGAAGGAACAGAAGAAGGTTCTTTTAGGCCTGACATCAACATTCTTATCAATGGCATGCCTTTAGCATTCTTGGAAGTAAAGCATCCTGATAATAGTGGTGGAATTCAAGTTGAATTTGAAAGAATGATTAATAAGAGATTAAAGAATGATGACTATAAAAAGTATTTCAATCTAATGCAAATTATCTCTTTTTCAAACAACATGGAGTACGAAGACTCCGATGATGACATTGCTGACGAAGTTAGAGCGGGATCGTTCTATACAACTCCAAATGGTCAAAGTACGACATTCTCTTTTTTTAGAGAAGATATCAGAGAATACCATTCCAGATATAAATTGAAGGAAATTGATGAAGCTACAGTCAAGTTTGTAGTAAGAGATGGCGGTTACGATCCAATTGAAACGGAAACACCTGAATTCAACACTAATTTATCAGACCTAACATCATGCAATAGATTTATTACATCCCTTTTTGATAAAGAGAGATTTTTCTACATGCTTCGCTATGGCATCATGTTCCTAACAGAAATTAAAAAAGTACATAACGCTTCAACAAATATAGATGAGGAAATTCCAATCAAGCAAAAGCACATCATGAGATATCCTCAGTTTTTTGCTACTAGAGCTATTATCAAGAGATTTGGTGAAAAGGATAAAAACGGTATTATTTGGCACACTCAAGGTTCGGGTAAGACCGCACTTTCAGCATACTCACTAAAAGTCATAACAGATTACTTTGCCAAAAAGAATGTTAATACTAGATTCTTCTTTATCGTAGATAGGCTTGATTTAATGACTCAAGCGACAACTGAATTTACGAACAGAGGTTTTGTAGTAACAAACGTTTCAAGTAAGGCTGAATTTGCAAAAGAACTAAAGAAACCTCTTGATGAAGATAATGATGGCATTGGTACGATTTGTATTGTTAATATTCATAAGTTGATGGAAGAATCAAAAATGCCAGTCATCAAGAATGTTTACAATGTGAGAGTTCAAAGAATATTTTTTGTTGATGAAGCACATAGATCGTATAATGTTCATGGTGAATTCTTTAAGAATTTGATGACCTGTGATTCGAATGGTATATATATTGCCATGACAGGAACACCTTTATTAACTAAGAAGGAACGTTCCAACTTAAAATTTGGTGATTACATCCACAAATATTTCTATGATAAATCAATCGCTGATGGTTATACATTAAGAATTAAAAAAGAACAAATTGATACTGCAGCAAAGGCTGAGATTAAAGAAAATCTTGATATTGAAAACCAAAACCTCGATAGCAAAGATGTGTATGAATCTGATGACTATATTGAGGGTGTTTCAAAATATATCGAAAAGGACTTCAGGCAATTCAGACTTGTAAACACTGATAATACAATCGGTGGAATGATCGTGTGCCGTTCTAACGACCAAGCAAGTAAAATCAATAAATGGTTTAAGAACAATAGCAAACTTACAAGTGGCCTAGTAATGTCAGATAGTGAAAATAATGCTGTTCAAAATGCATTAAATAAACAACATCAAATTAACTTTAGAGAAAGTGGATTCCCTGATATTTTAGTTGTTCATTATATGCTTACAACTGGATATGACGTAAAAAGACTAAAGAAAATGTATCTTTTAAGAGGACCACACGCACAAAGCTTGCTTCAAACGATTTCTCGTGTCAATAGACCATATAAAAGTCCTACAGGAAAAGTTTATCAATATGGTTATATCGTAGACTTCGTTGACATCGAAAAAGAATACAACAGCACTCTTGACGCTTATATTAAAGAACTTGAAGCTGACATGAACGAAGATGGCGATGATGAAGTATCATTGTCTGGTCTTGTTGTTGATAAAGAAGATATCAAGAGAAAACTTGATAAGTTTTTGGCTGAATTGAAAAGGTTTATTCCTGTTGATAATATTGAAACGTTTGTAAACATGATGCAATACTTCAACAAGGAAGCATTATTAAAGATTAGAAAGCTTTTAACTGGAGTTAAAGATTGTTCAGTCGAATTCAAACTTTCAAGAGCAGAAGAATACTCTAAATTGATTGATGATGATAAAGTTAATAATTACTTAAAGACAGTTAATGATAGAATTTCATTCATAAATTTATCAAACAAGGTAATCGATACTCTTGATATCATGAATAATGAAGAAGTTATCAAAGTGGTTTATGAGTTTATAAAAACAAGAATTACCATTCTTGACTTAGGCAAATTTATGCTAAAGGATGAGGACTTCAATAAAGTAAAAGATGCACTTACTGAGCTTCAAAAAGAAGTTCAAAAGAATAAAAACAAGAAAGATATCAAGGTTCAAAAGCTCGAAGAATTACTTAAGAAAATTTTCGAGAAACTTCAAGTGTTCGAATATGCAACAATTGATGAATTATCAGATGAATTAAGAACAGCTCTTGAAGAAGCAAAAAGAATAAATGAAGAAAATGATAGACTTTCTCAAGCCTATGGTGGAAGCTTTGCATTCGTTAAAACATTAAGTGATACTGTAATAGAAACGAACATCGATAGGTCAGATATCGAAAGCTTCTTAAAAATTATTTACGACAACATTAAAGATACAATCTATGACGATGCTTTAATCTTACAAGGTAAAAAAGGGTTTGTGGATGCTACAAAATCAAAGATAACTGTCATTTTAATTAAAGAGAAACTTTTTAAGAAAGTAAAAGACTCATATGACGAAATTCTTGAAATGTTATATGTGAACTTACTACTTTATAAAGAAAACATTTAGGAGAAATAAAACATGCCAAATTATATAGAATTAGAGAAAAATATAAAATCCATTATTGATGACTTGCAAGGTCTATGCTCAACTAATGGATTATCCAATACGGCTTATGAAGAAGTTGTAGTTACTTCGGTATTTCTTTATAAGTTTTTAAATGATAAGTTCATGGCGAACCTTAAAAAATTTTGTAAAGATACAGGTTTAAACTATCAATCAGTAATCACAAATGAAGATGACATGCTTGATGCATTTTATGCGGCATATCCACAAGATGTAGCATTCAAATATGAAGATACAATTGATTATTTAGTTCAACATATCAAGGACGATAATTTCTATAATCAATTTGATAAAACATTGGTTAGAATTTCAAATTACAAAGAAAATCAATCATTCAGCGTAGAAACAGCTGATGGTGAAAAGAAACCTTTATTTTCTGAAATCTGTGATAAGGTTGAAGCCTCAAAAAGAAATGCATTTGCGCGAAATATCTTCTCATATATCACTAGAGACAGATTTGATTTTGGTGAAAGTATTGAAGGTAACTATGACTTCTTTAGTACAATTTTTGAGTACTTAATTCAAAACTATAATGTTGCTAGTGGAACTTATGCAGAATATTTCACACCACAAGCATTATCAAGTGCTATTGCTAAAATCTTGGTACATATGTCACCAGTTGAAGATAAAATTTATGAGATTTACGATCCATCTGCTGGCTCAGGTTCTCTTGTGCTTCATTTGGCAAATGAACTTGGTGATGGGAAATTTGGAAATAAGGCAAGAGTATATACACAAGATATTTCTCAAAAATCATCACGTTTTTTAAGAATCAATATGCTTCTAAATGGTTTAAAAGAATCATTAGAAAATATTATTGAAGGTGATACATTAGAAACTCCTGCTCATTTTAGAATTAAAGGTGATGATACCTCAGGTATTAAGAAATTTGATTTTATCACTTCTAATCCTCCATTTAAAACTGACTTTTCATCCACTAGAGATAAAATTGAGACTAAATGGGAAAAAACATCAAGATTTTTTGCAGGAATATCTAAGATTCCAAACGCCAAGAAGGATTCAATGGCTATATATCTTTGCTTTATTCAACATATTTTGTATTCGCTAAAAGATGGCGGAAAAGCAGCGATTGTAGTTCCTACAGGTTTTCTTACGGCTCAAGCTGGAATAGAAAAAACAATTAGACAACAAATTATTGATAATAAATGGCTTCGTGGTGTCATATCTATGCCTTCGAATATCTTTGCAAACACTGGTACAAATGTTTCCGTTTTATTTATTGATAAGTCAAATACAAATGGCGAAGTATTATTAATGGATGCATCTAAGCTCGGTAAAAAAATAAAAGTCGGAAAAAATCAAAAGACAGTTCTTTCAAAAGAAGAATTAGATAAGATTGTTGATATATTTGTAAAACATATTATTGATGAAGATTTTTCTGTATTAGTTACTTATGATCAAATTAAAGAAAAGAACTATTCATTTAGTGCAGGTCAATATTTCGATGTAAAAATTGAGTATATAGACCTGACTCCAGAAGAATTTGAAACCGAGATGAATACATATAAATCCAATCTTGATAATTTATTTGCAGAAGGTAAGACTCTAGAAGATGAGATTAAAAATCACCTGGAGGAATTAAAGTATGAATAAAACAACTATTGGTGAAGCTTGTCATAGATTTAGCAGTGGTGATTCAATTAAAGCAAGTGAAATTAACAAAAAATCTTTATATCCTGTTTATGGAGGAAATGGAATAAGAGGATATTGTAATAAAACGAACTTTGATGGCGAGTGTGCGATTATTGGAAGACAAGGGGCCCAATGTGGAAATGTTCGATATTTTAAAGGTAAAGCCTTTATGACTGAACATGCTATTGTTGCTGTTGCTAATGAAAAAAATATTTCAGGATATTTAGCGCTTAAATTAAAAACGATGAATTTAGGACGCTATCAAGGACAATCTGCACAACCAGGTTTATCAGTTAAGACATTATCAAGTATAGAAATGGTAGTTCATTCTAAAGCAGAACAAGAAAAGATATTTAATGTTATTAATACTATTGATAATAAGATAGAGAACAATAATCGGATAAAGGATGAGTTAGAATCAATGTCAAAGACTTTATATAACTATTGGTTCTTACAATTTGAATTTCCAAATGAAGAAGGTAAACCTTATAAATCTTCTGGTGGAAAAATGGTTTGGAATGAAGAATTAAAAAGAGAAATCCCTGAAGGATGGGAGTTAAAACATGCATATGAAATTGCTGATATTAAAACTGGTAAAGAAGATGCTAATCATTCTACTGAAAACGGGAAATATCCATTCTTTACATGTTCAAATGATATTTTAAGATGTGATGATTATAAGTTTGAAGGAAATGTTATTCTTATTGCTGGAAATGGAGACTTCAATGTAAAACATTACAATGGAAAATTCAATGCATACCAAAGAACTTATGTCATTAAACCATATGATGAGAAGTATATTGGATTATTTCATATATGCTGCAACCAAACAGTAGAACAGTTCAAAAAAGGTTCTAATGGTTCAATAGTAAAATTTATTACTTTAAGCGATATCCAAAATGTAAAAATGCTAGATTGCAAGAACGATAATTTACTAACAACTTTTAATAAATCATTAGAACAAATAGATTGTTTAAAAAAAGAAAATGAAGAATTATTGTCACTTAGAGATTTTTTACTCCCTATGCTCATGAACGGCCAAGTCACATTCAAAAGTTAGGATTAATGTATGAAGAAATCGTTAATCTCTATCGGTATTATTTTAGTTTTGTTATTCATTGCAGGTGGTTTTACAGCAGTATTTCAAGGTTTAGATGTTCTTTGGCAGGTTTTCATTGGGTTCTTACCGATATTCAAACCAATTATAGAACAGTCACTTAGTGACTACTTTACGTCAGCATACTTCATTGTTGGCGTCATAATCTTTATTGGTTCAGCTATTGGTGTTGCCTTTAGTGTTAAGGAAAGAAAAGTTTTATATATAATCATCTCTACAATTCTAAATGTCATATCATTGATAAGCATAATTAGTAGCATAGTTGCTTACGCATAAAAAACACCTCACCCTTGAGCTATTAACTCTTGGATGAGGTTTTCTTTCGCCTTTTGAAGCCTAATTAGAATAATCCCTAATTAAACGCTTCTTTAGTTTTGATTTTTTTCCAACACGCCTTCAAGTTGATTTTGCGTTCGCAAACTGTTTAGTTCTTTCTTAAACACAACGCCAAAGAATATTACTGTTGTGATAACCGATATCAAGTCGGCGAGCGGTTCTGCTAACAGTACTGCCAACTGTTGATTTTGAGTAAATATTAACGGCATAATATATATTAGCGGTATTAAAATAATAACTTTTCTTAGCAAAGCGATAAACAAAGATTCTTTTGCTTTGCCCAAAGCGACAAACATTTGCTGACAAACAATCTGCGCGCTGAACAATCCTCCGCACGCCAAAAATACCCTTATCATTTTTTCTACGTAAACAATGATTTGTTCACTATCGGTAAACAACTGGGCAAACGTTCGTGGCGTTATCATAATTAGTCCCCAAATAACAAACGAATACGTCATTGCCACCATAAGCAATAATTTGAGCGTTTCTTTCATTCGTTCGGGCAGTTTTGCGCCTTTGTTATAACTCATTATCGGTTGCGCGCCCTGTGATAGCCCTATAAGGGGCAAAATGATGAACTGTGATAAACTCATAAAGATTGTCATTGCTCCCACAGCGGTATCGCCACCGTATTTAAGAAGAGAAATATTAAAGCAAATTCCTAGTATGCTTTCTGTGAAATTCATAATAAAAGGAGCAAGTCCAAGGGATAATGCAGGTAGTATTATGCGCGATTCAAGTTTGAAATTTTTGAGTTTTATTTTCAAAACTGTCTTATTACCAATCAAAAACAGCACAACCCATATCGCCGAAACTGTCTGCGAAATGATGGTAGCAAGCGCCGCCCCTTTGACTCCCATATTAAACACAAAGATAAATAACGGGTCAAGAATAAGATTTAGCACCGCTCCGATAATAACGGTCAACATACTAGTTTTTGCAAAACCTTGCGTTGTGATAAAGCAATTTAGTCCAAGCGTCAAGTGTACCGATAACGCGCCTAACGCGTATATTTTCATATAGTCCCAAGCGTAATCGATAGTAATGTCGCTCGCTCCAAACAGCAATAACAACTCCCTTCCTTTCCACTCGAATATTACTATCATCAGTAGTCCCGAGATAATCAACGCAAGAGCGCAGTTACCCAAAGTTTTTTCAGCAGATTCTTTGTCGCCTTTGCCCAAGAATATCGCCGCTCTTGAAGCGCCACCGACGCTACACAAAGATGAAAAGGACATTACTATTATTAGTACGGACAAACATACGCCTACGCCCGTCAATGCGTCTCCCCCAATAACGGGAATATGCCCTATCATTATTCGGTCTACTTCCATATAAAGCAAATTGACAATTTGCGCAACGATAGTAGGAACGGCTAATTTGAATAGCAGTTTGCTAACTTTTGTATTTTTTAGAAGGTCTAATTTTTCTTCTGTCGCCATATTTTTCTCCAAGTTTATTGCCTAGTAATCAATAAATAAATATTATGAGCAAGTCGATTATCCTTTTAATCGACATTTGTCGCATTTTAGTATATAGGCGAA